TAGAAAAAGTTCATATTTAGTTTACTGTACGTAGTACTTACCATAATTACTATCTACTTCATAATAACAACGCATAGCTATTGCGTCTGTATAATCAGGTGAACGGCCTATAATCGCCTTCACTGTGTCTTTAGGAATGATTTGCAGCTTACTATCTTTATCTGCATCTTTAGTTCGCACTTGCTCAAGCTCCTCTATAATATTGTTTTTAGCATTTACATCATCACAAGCTATTCCTATTTGTCCTTTATTTATAAGGTCAGCCATTTTGTAGTAACATTGAGTTTTTAAGTTTTGATAGTTTTCGTTCTTTAAAGCTCTAGCATTATTCACAAAGCCCTGACATCTTAAATAGTCTTTAGCCCCTCCACCTACTCCATCCTCATCTATAATAATATTCCTTAAAGGTACTTGGTTATCTTGCTGCAACACTCTCACTTCATCCACAACATCGTTTATAGCCGATTTAAGCAATGTTCTTATCTTTTTAATATATAACCCTTCCCAGTACATTATAATCGTTTTATCGCTTCCAAATCTTGCAACGTCACAACTTATATATTTTTGCCCTCCCACTCCTTTTTGACTAAATAGATTTAATATAGCATCATATTCTATTAAACTATCATTAGTAGCGTCATACTCCCAATTGCCGAATAATAGTCTTTGCTTACTTAACTCATCTAAAGTTTGTAGTTGTGTTTTATAGTATTTACTTATATATTCATTATCATCAACTAGACTTTGTATGAATTTTCTATACGGCTTTTGTTTCCCTTCTTTGCTTGGTCTATAGTATTGAGTATAAACCCAATTCTTTGCAGGATTACAAGTCATTAAGAGTTTTGGAATTAATCCATAATCATCTAGCTTATAACGTAATCTTGAAGCTACTATATTCTTAGCCTTTTCTGTTATCTGATTACACTCGTCAATAAACGCCCCTGTTAATTCTAAAGAACCTAAACTATCAAAGTTTTTATCTGAAGGATATAAGAATAAATCTTTAAGCATTATTTCGGACTTATTCCAAAATGTTATTACATTTGAACCTCCATTAAAATTATAATGTTGCCCTGCTTTCATTCCATATACTTCACATACTTCAAAAAATGTATTTAATGTAGTTTTCTTTAAACTATCCAATTTAGATCTACCCATTAACCACCTAGTTTTCGGATATTTAATACACATTAATATTAACCAAGCACACCCAACCCACGACTTTCCACCCCCTGCAGCACCACCAAATAATACTTCTGTTGTTGTATTGTCAAACAAATATTCTATTGCTTGTTCTTGTGTATTTGTAAACTCCGTTAACGTGTATTCCTTATCAATATTCAACACCCTTTATATTTACTTTTAATTTTATAGGTTCAGATGAAGATAGGTCTAATTCACTTCGTTCTATATAGCCACGCTTCTTCCCTTTAGTTTTTAAAAAGAATATTGTTGCTGAAGTATTGCCATCTTTCATTTGAGAATGTAATTGACTTTCTCCAAAGTCTAGTGCTATGTTTTCTATTTCTTTAACTGCTTTAGCAAATTCTTCATCTTCTTTTAACCATTTATAGTATGTGCTTCTTGGTGTGTCGGTTTGTTTACAAGCAACAGTTACAACTCCTAAGCTGTTTTCTAACGCTTGTAACATTGCTTCCTTTTTTATGTGTCTACTTTTGTCCATTATTAATAATATTAAAAAATTCGGTTCTTGCTTTGTTATCTGCTTTAAATACTCCAAGCATTTTTGATGTTGTAGTCCAAGTGTCGTGTTTCTTTACACCTCGCATACACATACAAAGATGTTGTGCTTTAAGTGTTACTGCTACACCTAAAGGATTTAATTCTTTTTGTATTCTTTCTGCTACTTGAGTTGTTATTCTTTCTTGGTTCTGAAATCTATTTGCATACAAATCTATTGTTCTTGCTAACTTACTTAACCCTACTATCTTACCGTTAGGAACGTAGGCAATATTTGCTACTCCAAAGAATGGTGCTATATGATGTTCGCATAAACTATAAAAAGGGATGTTTGTTTGTACTATCATTTCATCAGTTCCTTCTGAGTCAAAAGAAGTAAAATTAAATTCTTTTGAAGTAAGAAACTCTTTCATAAATTTGATGTATCTTTTTGGTGTTTCTCTTAATCCTTCCCGCGTAGGGTCTTCCCCTAATCCTTTTAAGATTTGTTGAAAATGATATTCTAAAGTATATTCCATAGTTTGTGTGTTTGTACACTTAGTTTCCATTTTGGATTATCTAAGCACAAGTTAATACAATGTTTTACGTTTTCGTTGTTTATAGTGAATCCATCTGAATGAGGACTTATCCAATAATGTTCTGCTTTCACTTTTGGTTCAGGCGCACATTGTCCTTTGTGCCTAATATATCTTAACTCACTAACTCCTTCTTTAAAGTTTTTAGCTACTACGTGTTCTGCTACTTTAGGAGATATAGAAATAAAATCTAAACCTTCAGGAGCAGAATGTAATCCACTGGTCTCTACTGCTTGGAAATATCCTTCCTCTTTGAAGTAAGCAATAATCTCTTTTGTAAGTTGGTCTAACGGTTCACCACCTGTCCAAGTTATCTCATTACATTTTGGATTTGTTTCTTTTAACCATTTTAGTATAGATTTCAATTCCCATTCCGAACCACTTTCAAATTCAGTATCACAAACAACTCCACTTGCATAACAAGCTCCCTGTGCTTTACATCCTTGTAGTCTTATAAAAAAGGTTGGTGTTCCTGCTCTTGACCCTTCACCTTGTAAAGAGTAAAAGATTTCTGATATATTTAATTTACCAAGTTGGCTCATAGTAGCAATTTGTTTTAGGTGTTTCACTCATACTGAGTGCGTGTAGTTTAGGAAAGTCTTTTTTGAATAAATCAAAAATATGTTTAGTCATAAACTCAACAGTAGGATTAAATTCAAAAATATCGTTTAGATGTTTATGGTCTAGGGTGTCATCTATCCATTCTTTAATAGGTGATAGGTCGTTGTAATCTTGAACAAACCCAACATTATCAGGTTCTCCTTTTAAAAATATTTTCAGGATGTAATTGTGTCCGTGTAATCTTCCACACGGATGGCCGTCACACAAACCATTTAATCTGTGTGAAGCTGAGAAATGAAATTCTTTGCTTATTATATTCATAGTTAATCTGTATAAAAATTTAATTCTAATTGTTTTAATATTTCTTTTTTTGTTATATCTTTTAATGGTGTTACAATCTTAACTTTGTTTAATGATATATTATTTATTAATCCCTCTACTTCATCGTAAAATTCTCTATTGTTATCTTTATATATATCATCTATGTTAGTCCCTATGTATATTTCAATATCTTCACTTCCAAAAGCTGAAACAACACTTACTATGAAAGATAAATTTCTACAATTAATTTCTTTATCTTTTGTAATAAACTTAGGCAACTTAATTATTTCATCTACTAAATCAGAACAACAATTAAATTCCTTGTCTAAATGTTTTTGTCCATAATCAAAAAAAACTGTTACATCAAAAGAGTAAGTTTGATACAACAACATACTATCTGCGCCACCTGACAATAAAAGTATTTTCATATTGTATCTATATAGTTTTGAAACTTAACCCATTGTTCAAAATTATAATTCGCCATAGCTTTTTGATTTATTCTTTTGTTTTTAGGTCTCGATTTTTGATTTATTTTATTTTCATTAAATGTATAACATATCCCATACCTATTCCCATACAGCCAGGTTGTACTATCTACCGAATAGAATGATATGTTTTTTATTTTCTCGCCTGTATATCCTAAGCCGTGAACTTTTACATTTTTACTATTTGCATAATCTACTAACGCCTTTAATTTGCTCGGAGTTGTTCTAGTCCATTTACTATCGTGTTTTCCTGAAGCTCCTATTGCTACGTAATTATATTTTTCACATAACATCTTATAATAATCTACTCCTAACTCTATATGCCACACAGGAATTGTTTGCCTGCCTACTCTTTCTTCAATGTGGTTTCTAATATCTTCCGTTTCTTTTACTCCTATGATACTATATATATCTAATTCAAAAAAATATTTTAAATCGTGTTTAATAATGAAATCAATATACTCATCAACATAAGTATCTAAATTCTTTTTATGACCACTGAACATACTAAAAGCACCACTATCTAATAAAAAATTATCTTTATCTATGTAATCAAATATCCATTCTTTTACAGTAAAAAAACTTTCTAAAATATAAAAATTATCTCTTTGTGATAATCTAGAAAACACATCTTCTATGTATATTTTATGAGAAGAAACTCCTGCTAAAAACAATTTCATAAATCTAATGCTGTTTTAAAAATTACTGAAGCTGAGCGACCATCTTTTTCGATTCTTTGTTTTACTAAATTATATTCTTCTTCATTAAATTCTAATATTATTTTATTTAATAGTTCTTTGTTTTCTTCTTGGTGCTCCTGGTATATATCATCTATATTAACTTCATCACCATTCCACACATCTAATCCCCACTCATTTAGAAGTGTATTATCCCATTGATTCGCTAACATATCCCATTCCCATTCTCCAAACCCCACATTGTCTTTTACTATAAATTCTCTCTTTTGTTCTTCAGTAAAGTTTTCAATCTTTTCAATCCACACTTCATTCAATCCTGCTTCTTTACAAGCTCTTAACCTCATATTACCACCAAGCACTACATTATTTTCGTCTATAACAATAGGTCTTACCCTTAACATTTCAGGGAACTCTTGTATTGATTTAACTAGTTTTTTAAACTTATTGTCTTTTATTACTCTAGGATTGTTTGTGTTTTGAGTAATCTTACTTATTTTTATTTTTTGTACCATAATATATAATAGATTTATTTGTTATTTATTTAGTCAAAGGGTTCATTGACTCCTCTTTCACCACATAGTTTTTCTTTAGCCGAAGCCCAAAGTTTATCTCTTTTCTTTTCTAAACTAGGTTCTGTTCTTATTAAATTAGGGAAGCCATTAAAGTCCTTTTCTATTTCTTGCATATATTCACCACATTCACATAATGCTTCTTGTGTTCGTACTTTGCCATCTATTACTTTTATTGTAGCTTTCATCAGATCTTTCTTTTCACCACAACTATTACATTGGAACTTTATCATCTTTTTGGTATTGTTGTTCTTTCGTGTGTTCTATCGTTCTGTAAAGCACCTGTTCGTGTTGTGTACTTATCCATATTCTTTTTTAATTCTTCGTTTTGTTTTGAGTCTGCTTTATATTCTAAATAACTTATAATTAGTAAACCCGTAAATCCTATTGCTGCAACTATTACAAATGCTAAATACATAATTCTTTGTTTTTGGTTAGTATTTTGATTAATTGTTTTTGAGTATGTAATTCTCTTGGTCTTTTCATTTGACGATATTCGTCAGGATTAAATATTAATTTAACTTCACGTACTCTTTCATTATTATCATATTTGACTATCCATCTATTAGATCGGTGCATTTTGTTTCTTTTTAAAAATTGTAAGTAGTCCATTTTATTTATATTTATTATACACATTTCTTATTCCATCTAAACAACTACTTAGGCAACTACTGCAACTTGTTCCTCTATCATAATTTGATCCACTAATTGTGTTCCATAATTCTATCATCTTTTTCTTTGCTTCGTGATTTTTTGCTCTGCCTGTTCGTATGTCAGGATATACTGCTAACACTTCTTCAACTATTTCTTTAGGTAATTGTTCAGGTATTTCTATTTCTGTTGTTTTAGTCCAATATTTCTGAGGACATTCCATTGGTGCTATTCGTGCTTTTACTTTCATAAAACACAAACATCTTTTACATTGGCCTAACACCTTTGAATAGTAAACACATTCCTTACAGATAGCAATTCTATCTTCATAAACTTCTTGACTTGTAAAAAATCTATTCATCTATTAATTCTTTCTTAAGTATCTCTCTTACTTTATCTATCGTTGTGAATAAGCTATTGCGACTAATCTTGGTTTTCTTAGCAAGTGAATCTAAGGTGTTCCCGTCGTGGTAATACAACTCGAATATCTTTTTGTCATACCAATATAATTTAGCCAATTCTCTATCTATCTTTTCTAACTTGATCAGATCCCCTTTATCTACTTTTGGTTCAGGTAAATTCTCTAAATTTTTCTTTATTTCTTTATGGTCTTGTGTAGTATTAGAACCATATAAACTGCTTATTCTGGTGTAGTATTTTTTGTACTTATAATAGAATGGACTTCGCGGACTTGTTAACGCACGTCTTAATACTACCGCACCATAGCGTATGATTCCATCTTCACCATCTTTTTCATAAATAGTTTTTAAACTATCGGGATTCATTTGTAAAAAATATAAGTAAAGTTCTTGAACTGCGTCATCTATTTCATTTTCATTAGTTGTAATTCCAAAACACATTTGTTTAAATTTGCTTCTAAGATCTGCTATTTTAGAATAAATCTTATTCATCGATTGGTTCAAGTTTTTCAATCTTATCAATTACATCTTGTAATAATTCATTCAAAATAATTTTATATGATTTTACTGCCGTTGCGTTTCGTTTAGTTTCTATTCCTGCTAAATATCCGTTTACCATTACTGAAAGATTAATTGGCAAGATCATTATCCAATCCCAATAATTTCGTTCCCTAACTCCTTTACCATAATTATTATGGTATTCAATTATAATATCATAAACTTCTAGAAAATTGTTCCATCTGTTTTCGTTGGATATTTCTCTAACAAATTGTTTCATCACCATAATATAATTGTCAATTATTATTTCGTGTTCTTTGTTAGCGAATATTGGTGTGCACATTTGCCAAAGTTAAAAAAATATTTATTCTATTCCTTTTTCTTTTTTTAAGTTATTAACAGCTGATTTGTAATAACTTATCTTTTCTTCATACCATCCTCTTGCAAATTTAACCATTTGTATTGCTTCTTGCTGTTTTTTTATTGAAGTCCCTTCTCCATACTTGGCATCTAAATTAATATGAAACTTAAATTGTTCCCCTGATTTGAACATATTACAGGCTACGCATTGGGGTTGACAATTTTGTTCATCAAATCTAGTTGGTAAATATCTTCTGCTCTGAAAATGACCACACTGCATACCTTGTTTATAATGTTTTACCACCCCACAAGTAAAACATTGTACTAGACCTTCATCTGTCGCATCTCGAAGCCTTATATAAAAGCTGAACCACTTATCTAGTTCTTTCTTTAATTTACTTATTGGTTTCATAACCCAAATCATTTCTCCATTGTTTCTGTTTTTCACCTTTTCTAAGATAATAAACTTCTCCTCTTAATTCAGGGAATTCTTCTTGTAGTTTTGCCCTCATTCTTCTAATAGTTTCAGGGTTAGTTAATCTACTTTCCGCAAACAACTTTAAAAAATTCATAGCTGTAATTTCTTTAACATCTAATCCTTTATGTTCTAATTCTCTAAACCAATACGTGGCTATAAGTTTAGGATCACTATTTTTTAGATGAGGACTTTTAATAAGTAATTTTTCTATTTCTTCTTTTGTTTTCATTTCATTTCCCATTTTTGTTTTTCTTCTTCAGTAAAATAATCATTAGCTTCTAGATTATCTGCATATCTTCTAGCTTCTTTATATAATTTTATATTATTTTTTTCAATATAATTTATAAATTCTTCCATCCAATATATCTTTTCTAAATTAGATTTATTAATACTTAACGCCATTTGTAGCATACCTAGTGGTGCTGTTTTGTTTTCATTTTTTGTTTTCATTGATCTTGTTGTTTTAGAAAAACTATTATTAATCCGATTATTAGTGATACTGCAATTATTGTTCCCATTACTTTAAAAGTTTTTGTGATTGATAAAATGGTACTTCTTTAGGGTCTTTCCCTAATGTGCTTACTTGATATTCTGCGTCTGATATGGTTTTTTTATGTGTTATAATCCAACGATAAAAAG